CTATTTAGTCTTGTTCTCTACTTTTCGGAGTAGTCCGGCTAGTAGTTTATCTTTTAATACCACCTGAGCCCTTAGAGCTTCCAATCTTACCTCCATTTGCTGCAATCGACTTTTATATTCATTTACCGAAACAAGAGTTATCGGCATCTCAGGAGTGGATTTATCTTGAATCATTTCTCCCTCTCCGGTTAAAAGCCAAGTCGCGTTTAAATTCGGTAGATACTTAGCTAAATTCTCCAAAACTCTAGCCGGAGGTTCTGTATTACTCCGAACAGATAAAAAACTATAAGCTCTTTGGTCCGATATTTTTGCGGCTCGAGCAAAAGCCGCTTTATTCCCATGAAAAAATTCATTTACAACAATTCGTAAACGATCATTTAAACTCATAATAATCTACAGTTTAGTATTTAGGTTTAATTCTGTTACAACTTGATCTCTTAATAATCTATTGTCATCCTCGAGCTGACGAATACGCTCTTCCAATATACCATTTTGCTTTAATAAAGTTTTAACCTCTTCTCTTTCTTCTTTATACATACTGTATATAAACGAGGTCTCCCCTGTAAATATAGGTACTGATGAAGATAAAATAGAAACACCAGAACTAGATTTAAACATATCACCTTCGCCACGAAGAAGCCATTCAACAGAAAGATCCTCAAGCCGTATTGCAATGGATATTATTGTATTAAGATCTAGCGTTCTTGTACCATTCAATTTACCTTTAAGCGTTGCCTCTGACATAAAAATCATAGCCGACAATTTTTTACAAGTGATATCTTTCTTTGCTAAAAACAGTCTAAGCCTCTGCGCTACAATATCATACATGGTTTATATTATTCTAGAACTCTTTTCAAAGTTAAGAATTACGCACTTTTGCCATTCATTGGGTGTCAGCGCATATTCATTGTTTAGTGTTTAGGTTTGATAAACCCTATTGGGTTACGAGGTTTTTCTTCCGCTTTCTTTTTCGCTTGCAATTCTGCCAAAGTTTGATTAATTAATTCCAATTGCATGCGCGTATCATCATTTATATCGTTGTAGTCAGTAAATGCTTCTTCGATGTAATCTTTTAATGCTTTGATTTCTTCTTTCAGTTTATCGACTCTATCAACCGGAGGATTGGAGATTAACTGACGAACTGCTATAAATGCCTTTATGATTTGAATATTAATCTCAATTGCCAAATCGCTGTTAAGAACTGAAGAAAGTTGAGCAACTCCATGTTCAGTGAAAGCATAAGGCATATATCGGGTCCCTCCTCTTTTTGAGGTGCTAAAACTGCACCTCAAACTGTCGAATTCTTCCTTCGTTAGCTCAAACATAAAATCTGATGGAAAACGTTTAATATTATTTTTTACTGAACGTTTTAAATATTTAGTTTCAGTACCGTACATTTCCGCCAAATCAAAATCCAGCATAACCTTTTGTCCACGTATCTCGTATATTTTGCTTTGAATTAATTGCAATTGATTCATATTTGTATTTAAATAATTTGCCTCTAATCACTTATTATTTTTTTTAGAGAAAATCAATTATCACGCACTCCTGCCAGTGGAACTCTTTCTCTCCCCGAGTCCCAACTGTTCTCGAAGGACTTGGTTTTCGCCTCTCAACATATTGTTTTCAGCCTTAAGACTTTCTATGATTTCCAGATTGGGAGATGTGGATTTTTCCATTTCACCAATATTACGCAGCAACCATTCAGCAGAAATGAACGGTTCTCCATTTAATATAGCGCTTAATAGAGAGAATAGTGGTTCTGCTCCCTTGATACATTTATTTAGTGTAGTGGGAGCTACATCTATTTTCAGAGCATAACTTCTAACGCTACGTTGCCCGCTTCTCTTATACAAAACATTTATAGTTGATTTCATCTTATTTATTATTTAGAATTATATAAATTACGGGTTGCTACACCTCTACCCATCCAATCAGTATCCTTATAAAGAAAGAATATCCATCCAAATGCAATAATACCTCTGTTATTGCTACGGTATTATACCATGATATTGCAACCATCGCCGTCCGTATCCTACATTAGACACTGAATCTGCTTGCTGAAATTGATTTGCGGAGCGATTTTCTTTATATTTTCTCGGTGAAGCGCACCCCATTACCAAAGTGAAAAGAGTGCATATTAACATCATTTTCTTCATTGCTTACTTTAATAACTTAATTATTTCTTTTGCCTAACTTTTCAATAATCACCCAAAGAAATGTCACGCTTTTCCTGCTAACGGATGTTTGGAACTTGAAGGTCGCTCTACGGGCGGACAATCTTCTTCGTAGTCTACTAATGGTAGATTGGTAAAAGTATCGGTAACCCTATCAGCCCCTGCCTGATTTCTTAATGACTCATTATAAGCTTCGAGTTGTTGTATCCTTGTTTTTAATACACCGATTTCTTCTTTTAGCTGCCCCACTTCTATATCTTTTTCTTTATACAATTTATATATAATAGATTCATCATTGGATGCAATATTGTTCTGAGAAACATATTGCTCTACTTTTGTCTTTTCGTTAGAACGAAGCATAGAACCAATTCCCAAAACAAGCCATTCTGTATTTATCTCCGTATAATAGGCGAGAAATTTCGATAGGTTTTCTTCGCTTATTCCATTGTTTTGCCCTAATACACCACGAGTGATACCCGTCTTAGAGTAGCAATCGTACATACTAATCCCTTTTCTTCCTAAATATTGCAAGATTCTTTGCTTAATAGGAGATTTTTCTTGCTTAATTTCTTGCATAATCAAAATATCTCGTTTATATTTGCCCTTGTATTCAAATCACTCAAACGAAAACGGATACAAAAAAGGCTGTCCGAGAGCGCTCGTCACCTATATTTTCGTCTTTAGTCATTCGCAAATATAGCCAGCCTTTTTCTTTTATCCAACAATTCGTATAAAAATTGGAAAGCGGCGCGGTTGCGTGGAAGTTTCCGCGAGATTTAAGGGTTAGTAAAGACATTGATAAAAGCTCGTTCCGAGTAATAGGCAAACTTCCACATTAGGCCTATGAAAGGTTCGAGCTTTGCTTTTTAAGGAGGAGAAAATATGAACGTAGAAGAATTGAAACAACGTATTACCAGGCTTGAAGAGGTCATTGAGATTTACAACGAGTTCGGATTTAAAGTATCCCAAGAAATAAAGGACAGAGTGCGTGAATATAAAACGACGCTTAAGACCTTATGCCCGGACAGTTGATAGCTGTCCCGTTATGTTAAAAACAAAGGAGGAATAAGTCATGATCACATCCGAAGAACCAACAGTAAGCAGCACCGGTCGCTATACCGTAACCCAAACTTGCGAAATACTCGGAATACACCGCAACACTTTAAGGGAATATACCAGTAGCGGACGCATAAAATGCGGATTTCGCCGTGAGTCAGCACGAAAATTTTACGAAGGTAAGGAAATCATAAGATTCTGGAGGGCACAATTATGAATGAAACTTTCCTCGCCCTGTCCATGTGTCTGTGCATCGGCCTGTTTTGGGCCATCCTATTCCTGTTCCGGGCTTTGGAATCCCGGATCAGGCAGGATCTTACCGGACTTCGCGGCAAGATAGGCGAAACAGACTCCCGTCTTTTAAAAATATACCTCCTGACTCTGGAGGAAAAGATAAACAGCCTTATCGAAGAAGAGAGATACGAGGAAGCACAGAGCCCGACGCTCCTTCTCAAAAAAGAGCTTAACCCATTAAATGAAGAACAAGATGACAAACATGAATAAGCTTTCCAAACATATCATTATCGCAATCATTACGATAACGACCATTGCCGGCTGTATCTATGCCGGAAATGTAGAGCGTAACGATGCCGTCCTCTCGGGCATGTCCATGGAGAAGTACCAATATATCCACGACCGGATCGGCGGGCGGGCTTCCTCCTCCGATGTGGTGAAGGAGTACCTGCGCAATCAGGGATTTTACGATTCAAAAGATTATTAACCATAAACGGGAAAGGAGTACCCATGTTAGTGAATCATATACAAGTGGCCTATGTGCTACAGATAACACCCTTGGAAGCCAAATTTATGCTGGCTCCGCATATCGAGAGAATCCGGGAGATGGTCATACCCGGAAAAAAGGGTCTGGACGAATGCGCAAGGCTCGTCAGGGAAACAGATGTGGTAGAAAGCCTCTTGCTGAATATCAGATTCCGCCATCCGAGCCCCGAACTCGACGGCAAAGACCGGATAGCATATACCATTGAGAAACTGAAAGAAGCGCCTCTCAGTCTTAAAAAGAAGATAGCGGATGATCCGGGCTGCCTGAAAAGCGGGAAAATATCCGGTAAATTCCGTGCTCTGAACAGTATCCTCGAAGAGGAATCTATAAAGGAGATAAAAGAAATACTGCGCCTAAGAGGCGGTCATATTGGCAGAAAAGACACGGCCATGTCCCAAAAGAAAAGGAGGAGGGTGTCATGATCTTGGCCGTTGACTTTGACGGAACGATTGCGCGAAGCAGCTTTCCCGATATCCTGGGGGAACAACCGTATGCCGGTGAAGTGCTGCGCAAATTGCAAGAAAGAGGCCACTATATCATTATCTGGACCTGCCGCAGCGGAAAGAACCTGCTTGATGCAATCAACTGGCTGCTGGAGCACAACATTCCCTTTGACAGGGTGAACGACCACTGCCCGGAAAATATAAAGCGGTACGGGAAAGGATCCGGCAAGATATACGCCAATATCTACATCGATGACAAGAACCTCGGCGGGTTTCCCGGATGGCTCCGTTGCCTGGAAGAGATAGAGCGGATGGAATCTGCGGAAAACGACCAAATATGACATATATGGAACTTTTGAGAACATGAAAGTAATACATGTGCATTTGATCTTCAAAAAGAAGAACTACTATTTCGGTTCGCTCAGCGCCATTTTTGAACATCTGAGCGAAAACGATATAGGAATCAAAAAAGGTACGCTACTGCATCGGTCCAAAGAGGGAACGATCTCAACGGACCGGGCGATCATCATAAAAGGAGTCCTGCTTAAATGCAGGAAACATGTTAAACAATAACCAATGCCGATACTAAAGGATGCCGTCGGGAGTGTGCCCCGGTTAAGTTTTATATTTTGCAAACCACTCCCCGGGGAGAAGTCCCCGGGATTCGGATTCCCCGAAGCGGGAGGCTTAAAATGATCAGCTTATGAATATCATCCAGACCATCCCCCGTATCGATTGCAAGGCATTCGCCAAATGCGGAAAGAAATCCCTGTCCCATTGCAGGAGGTATAAGCTCACGGATGAAGAGTGCGCCGGCTGCGAGCTGGTCCGACGGCGGGAAAGAGGCAATTATCGTACCTTGTCCGACGGTCACGTGATGAAACAGTGCTCCGTTTGCGGTGAGTGGTATGGCGTTCACCGGTTTTATCCCAGAACCCTGAAGAGGGGAGAGAAGGTATACTTTACTTTCAGTTCCGAGTGCAGGAGATGTAAGTCACTGAAAGCTTCAGCATACCAAAGAAATAAACAGCAATTAAAAATCGAATGATATGTCAATGCATACCTGGTTTGAATGCAAGATCCGCCACGAAAAGACGATGGAGAACGGAATGATTCAGAAAGTTACCGAGTCCTATCTGGTAGACGCTTTGAGTTTTACGGAAGCGGAAGCACGCATTATTGAAGAGGTAACCCCGTTTATAACAGGAGAGTTTACGGTATCGGACATTAAACGCGCCAATTACAGCGAACTTTTTGTCAGTGATGAAGAAGCGGCGGACCGCTGGTTTAAATGCAGGCTCTTTTTTATCACCCTGGACGAAAAGAGCGGCGCCGAGAAGAAAACCGCCTCCTTTGTGCTGGTACAGGCCGCCGACCTGCGTGACGCCGTGAGGAAGCTGGACGAGGGAATGAAAGACACGATGGCCGATTATCAGATAGGAGCGGTTACGGAAACGGCTATTGTGGATGTATACCCATACGGTTCAACAGCATAAAACGCCTCGAGTCGTGGGTACATACGGTTAACGGGTGACGATACCGCCAGATCCATAAGCGGAGATATGTTTTTCAGAAAATAAACTTGTTAAATTTTAAAATTACGATTATGATAAAAAAAAATTATCCGGTATTTGAGAAAGCGCAAAGATATGAAATTGCGCAAATGGTGCATAACGCTGGCAGCAAACGAACTATCTTACGGAGAGGCTATCGATGCCGCCAACGAGATTTACAAGTGGGTTAAAGAGCAGCCTTAATCAAAGCCTTAACTTCTTCGTAATAGTTTAAAGATGAATATTATGAAATATGAACAAACACCATTTCGGATTCATATCAATCAAATTAATGATATACAGAAAGCGCCATTCTTTGGATGCCGCAAAATAGTACGTATGAAATTCAATCCTAAACCGGTTAAACCGCTTGTCAAACCTCTTCACTCGTTTATGATCAAGGGTGTGAAAATACAAGCATATAGCCGAAGGGATGCTCTAAAACGATATAATCATTTGAAGTAAGTCCAAATTCTTAATTGGAGTATATTCAGAAAGAAAGGAATATTTATGAAGAGTAAAAAAATAACCGTAATCATATCCTACGATTACGAAGATAAAAATACCGTTAGTAATGATCGGATTGCCGACAGAGTAAAAAATGACTTGTTGAAAGGCAGCAACCCCAATCACGAAAAGATAGAATCTGTTACAGTGGAAGATAACTAATAACTGATCAGTAATGAACAAAAATATAATCATAAAGAAAGAGAAGCCTATCTGTCAGTTAGATGGGCTTCCGGGAGTAAAAAGACGTAAGGTTGATGCGTATAGTATCAATAATACAAGTGACATTGAATCAACTATCGAACTGGGATATGCGTGTACTTCTGCCGGAGATAATGGAGCTATAAATGTTTGGAAGGATGATGCAGGAATTATTCGCGGTGAATTAATGCGGTACTGTGTAACTGTTGAAAAAAGAACGTTTACCAGCTATGCAGAAGTGGAAAAATGCGTTAGTGATTGGCTTGAAAGGATTAACCCATAACAAAATAGATATGAGCAATAATAGCAGTTATGATAAAATGGAGTCTCTGTATCAAAAGTATGGAGGAATGGAGATTGAAACTACAAAATATAAGGGTGTTGTATGTGGGTTTACTTACAAAGTCAATGACGATTATTTAGAAAGATATATCATTGCTGTAATAGAAGAAAGAAATAATTGGCGAGGGATTCACTATTTGCAGCGTGGGGACGTTTATGTGACACATAAACAAAATCCTAAAGGCTACGATTATGTACTCCCCGATGAATTGGAATTAATATTGAATCAACGATAACCCTCAAAACGAAATAGAAATGAGCGAACTTTATATACCTGTTGAACGCCCTACGAGGAATCCCATAAACGGCAGATTTTTGAAAGGCATTGCTCCTCACAATAAAGGGAAAACAATGAAGTATCATTCCTCCAAGACTAAACGTAGAAGTCTGAAAAATTTAGCCAAAGGACGTGGTTCCTGGCATAAAACAGGTGCAGGTCTAAATCGTAAAAGTGTAGTTGCGATTAAAGACGGAAAGTTATGCGGCGTATTCCCTTCCATTCAGGATGCAGGGAAAGAGGCAGGTGTTAATCCGGCTCTGATCAGCTGTATCTGCAATAAAAAGCCGGGCAGGCATAAAGCGGGCGGTTTTGAATGGTTCTTTGAAAATGATGCTACCTGGTGTGATTTAATACTTAAAAACGATGGATAATAACAGACAGCATATACTGACTAATTATATTTCTTACCTGTATACCACAGGTAGAAGTTATGATACAATTGGCAAGCATATCAAGTATGTAGCGGATTTTCTTGAGAGTACCGAAGAGGTCAACCGTCGCGGCTATTTGAGTTATAAGCGTAAAAACGCTGATGTCATGGCTCGTTATCCATTAATGTGTTCGGCCATTTGCGATTTGTTGTCTTATCTTAAAATCGGATATGGCCGCAGGGAAAAGACGGTAAAGCCATTGGAGAAACTTGACTCCATTTCAGAGAAGAACAAGAAGATGTTGAATGATTTTATAGTATGGCTGACTGATAATAATGATTATTCCCCGCATACGGTTGATTTATATCATACCTCTATGAAGAAATACTTCGAATATGCGAATGAGGTCAATATGGATAATTGCAGGAGATTCATAAAGATGCTTGAGGAGGGAAAATTCGCTCCCGCTACTATCCGGTTGCGGATTACGGCCATCGAAAGATTTTCCAAGTGGATGAAGAAACCTGTCGAGCTCAAGCGTCCTAAGATGAAGCGTAAGCTGGACACAAATAATGTTCCTACAGAGGACGAATATAACCGTTTACTGGAATACTTGAAGACTAAATCCAACAAAGACTATTACTTTTTTATCAGGGTTTTAGGTACAACTGGTACCCGTCTGTCGGAGTTTCTGCAATTCACGTGGGAAGACATTATATCCGGGGAAGTGACATTAAAAGGAAAGGGTAACAAGTACCGTCGCTTTTTCTTTCAAAGACAGCTACAGCAGGAAGTGAAGGCTTATGCGAAAGAATACGGTAAGACCGGACTTCTTGCGGTTGGCAGATTTGGTCCCATGACACAACGTGGACTGTCTCAGGGCATGAAGGATTGGGGCAATTGCTGCGGCATTGACAAGAAGAAGATGCACCCCCATGCTTTCCGTCACTTCTTCGCGAAGATGTTTCTTAAGAAAAACAAGGATGTGATTCAGTTGGCTGATCTTTTAGGTCATGGCAGCGTAGACACAACAAGAATTTATTTACAAAAAAGTTATGACGAACAAAAAAGAGACTTTAATAAAAACGTTACGTGGTAGTGTTGAGCAGTTGAACAGACTGGAGGACATGATGGACGGATTGACTGTTATGGACGAAACGGACCACGTAGATAACGATTTTCTTATGGAAATGCTTACCTGCGTCAACGCATTTATGGACGCTAGCAATAAGGTCATATCAAAGGTATCATCATTGCTCGCCCCTGATGCTCCCATGGACAAAAAAGGAAAACAATCCGATGAAGGTAAGAAATGGAGTGTGGAAGAGATATTGAAGCATTGCACGCTTGAGAATAACATCCTCAAGCTTCCACAAGTGCAATTCAATAAGAAATCTTATGCCGACGCCAAAAAATGGATAGAGGAAGCGGGCGGTTCCTGGCAAGGTGGGAAAGTACAGGGCTTTACATTCCCGTTTAATGCCGAGCGCGTCTTCTCTATCCTCAAAGAAGGTAAGCGATGTAATTTGCAACAGGAATACCAATTCTTTGAAACTCCAGACAGCGTTGCAGACTGGCTGATTATGCTTGCCGGAGGGATACATGAAGATGATACGGTATTGGAACCGAGCGCCGGTCGTGGTGCGCTTATCAAGGCTATTCATCGGGCATGCCCTTCAGTTATGATTGAATGTTATGAACTGATGCCTGAAAACAGGGAGTTTCTGCATTCGCTGGGCAATGTAATACTACTTGGAGAAGATTTTGCGAAAGATAGCGTGGGCAGCTATAGCAAGATAATCGCCAATCCTCCATTCGCAAACAATCAGGACATAGATCATGTAAGGCTTATGTATGAACGGCTCGTAGAAGGTGGCACGCTTGCAGCCATTACCAGTCCACATTGGAAATTTGCTTCTGAAAAGAAGTGTGCCGCTTTCCGCCAATGGATTGATGAAGTACACGGGCAAGTATTTGAAATTGGCGCAGGTGAGTTTAAAGAGAGCGGAACAAGTATAAGTACAATGGCAATAGTTATAAAGAAATAATTCAAATTAATAAAGAAATGAAGAAAATAATTAGTAAAATCCATATTTATAAAGTGTTACCACCTTATAAAAATTGGTATAGCATTATGACTGATGATGGGTTAAATCGTAATAATATAATAATTGTTGGCAAAAAGCAATTACTAAAAGTTGCTTTAGCTCTGATTGTAATGGTACTATTTAATAGAAGAACGACTGTAAGTAAATTCAAATCAGTACAAATATGAAATCACAAGAGGCAAGAAATTTTGTAAAGACAATGGAGGTTGAGTATAATGCCTACAATAAGATGATTAATTCTACCGTGGCTCATCAAGCCGTTCAAATGGCTGAGATAGAGTTGGAGAAAAAGGCTGTTGAAGCATACAAGAAAGCTTGTACGTGCATAGGATGCAGTCATTGTGACGACTGTGATTCAGTGAGAGAATTCATTCAATTTTTAAATTCATAATTAATAACATTATGACACGAAAGGAATGCCTGGATAAGATTCAAGAAGCAGTTGACAATTTGGATACACTTCTTGCTGTAATAAAGTCACCATCTAAAACTACAATTAGGTGGGATTGTGAAGTATACGCAGATGAAGCGGAGAAGATCATGAATGCGCTCAATGCTCTACATACCAATTATGGGAACGAGACAAGAGAGGAATTTTGCATAGGATTAGATAACGAATAGCCGGAAAGAATATGAGTAAAAGTAACTTTCAAATTGAAACTAAAAAACTTTGTAAAATAGAATCTGAGCTGCTTGAATTAATATCATGTTCAGGAAACGAGAGTTTGCAAGCCAAATTTCTTGAATGGCAGGAACAGAGAGATATTTGCAATGAAGTATTGATCACGGAATTGGAACGGCATCTTGCCCCAATATGCCAATGCACAGGATAGATTGTAATGAAAATGAATCATCTTCTTCAAATACACTTCACTCCTTTACAGAGGGTGGATACGTCGGAATTGACTAAATAACACTCTTTGGGTCAGGAAAGAACTGTATCTAAAAGATAATTATACTTCAAATGAATAAAAAAAATAACCACATGGATGGATATAGCTTAACAGAAAAGATGCGTAAAGCACGCAGACGTAATCGGCTAACCGCTACCGAGCAGGCACTGTTCTACGAATTAGTTGCCGTTTGTAATAGCGAGGGCTGGGAGGACGTTTTCAGTTGCTCTAACATCGAACTATGCTTCAGCCTGAATATCGACGAGAAGACCCTTATCCGGGCGCGTTTATCCCTGATTAATGCGGGACTGCTTTATTATAAATCAGGAAAAAGCAAACGTTCGGTCGGTTCATACTCTTTTTCCAGGAAATTTAAAGACGAGCCGCCTGGAAAGGGTAAGACTACCGGAGATATTCCAGTAGTTCCGCCAGCCCAAAAGTCGGGAGATGCGCCAGCCGACCAACCAGGGGATACACCAGCCGATGCGCCAGACTATAATAAAACAAAAACTAAAACTAAAACAGTTTTCCCTCCCTCTCCCGCGCATGAGGGGAAAATATCCGGAATCGATCTTTTTCTGGACAAGTCTTTAACGGAATGTTATCAAGAACTGCGAACAAATATCCCGTGGATGGAGCAGTTTTGCATGAACATCCGTCTGGATTACCCGGATTTCAGCCCGGAGCTGTTTTATGAATTTCTGGACAGGTTCTTCCGTAAGCTCCAAAACGGAGGAGAGACAACTAAGTCCCCCAGGGACGCCATGTCGCACTTCGCAAACTGGTTGAATATTGAACTTGAAAAATTAAAAAAAGATGGAAGTAGAACTAGTAAAAACCACCCTGCATGCGGTTCTGAGCCCGTCTCAGTTACAGAAACCCTGTGTCCGAAAGAAGGAGCTGACGCCTCTCCAGATCTCGTTAAAAACTGGATCGACGGCCTCTCAATTGGTGGATGA